TTCACCGACCGCGCCGGTGATCTGGAACGACACGAGAATCGCGTCGAGCGTTACGTTCCCGGCGTCGCTGGTAACGGCCAGCGCGCCAGACATGCCCGTATCGTTGACGACGAATCCCGCGCTCCCGAGGAATGTGATCGACGCCGTCCCCGGGTCAACAGCGACGCAGTCGACCTGCTTGACGACCCGGGCGTCGGCACCGCTCCCGAGGATCGTCGAGTCCTGCGAGGTCGCGTCGGTCACGCTGGCGTTCGCGGGCGTCACGTCCCACGAGAGGAGCTCGCCGACCGGGACCCCGTTGAAAGAGACGGTCGAGCCCTGGGCGTATGCTGGCGAGCCGCTTCCTGGCATGGGATCCCCCGCGGGGCTCGGGGATTAGGATCCAGCCGGGACGGAGACGAAGGTGGCGGTCCCCTTGACCAGCTCGCCGACCGCGTACTCGACCTCCGACTCGGTGCAGCGGTAGTCCCCGCCGTCGATCGTGTAGTTGTCGCCAGCCGTCGGGGCGCTCGCCGTCAGGAATGAACAGGTGATCGTCGTCGTCACGCCGTCCACCGCGCCAGCCCCAGAGTCCGGCAGGCCGTCGACGTAGACGCGATTCGATCCGACCGCCAGGTCGAGCGTCGAGGCGTCGAGGCGGTTGCCGCTGCTCGTAGTGTCGACGCCGGTGACCTTAACCTTGACGTTCGTCAGGTCCGACACGGGTAGGACTGGGGCGTTTCCTTGGGCTGGCGTTGGCATGGATCAGGATCCCTCCGGAGCCTTGTAGGTGTAAGTGGCCGTGCCCTTGATCATGTCGCCGACCGCGTACTCGGTCTCGACCTCGGTGCAGATCCAGCCGGTCGCCTCCGGGCTGTCGTTCACTGCTGGAGCGACGCCGAAGAACGAGCAAGTGACGGTCTGCGTCACGCCGTCTTCGTCAGCCCCGGCCCCAACATCGACCAGCGGCGCGTCGTCGTAAACGCGGGCCGTATCCTCGAGCGTCGTCACGTCGACTTTATTCGACGAGCTCGACGGGTCGGCCGCCGAACTCTTTACCTTGACGTTCGTGCAGCCGGCGGGCAGCGACAGGCCGGCGATCGTGGGCAGACCAGCGAGGGCGGGCATCGGTTACTCCATCCAGGAGACGGCGACGGTGATCTCGACGACGTAGGCGATCGGCTTGTTCTGGCCGTCTTCGAAGACCGGGTCGGAGTCTTTCGAGTCCGTCACCAGGACGCGGACGATTGTCAGGTCGCCCGACGAACCGGCGAAGTTTCGCAGGGCCTGGCGGACGTTCCGGGCCATCTCGTGCGTCCCGGCATATCCCGCCCCGTAGACCTCGATCGTGAAGGTCCCGGTCGTGATCGTCTCGCCATCGTCGTCGAGCGTGTCCTCGTCGGCCTGGCCGGCCTGGGCGAACATGACGTAGGGCGGGTCCGAGGCCGGCCCGATCAGCGGCCAGGCGTCGCAGCCGGTGGCCGTCTCGAGCGTAGAGCGGAGCCAGGACTGGATCAGGTCGTCGGAGCCGGATGGCATGGTTATCCCCTGTAGCCCTGGTTTTTTCCGCCGCCGACCTCACTGGCCGCGGCTTCGAGCGCGTCCCGCAGCTCGACGGACAGGCGGGCCGCGACCTGGTCTTTGATCGAGTCGAAAGTCCGCTGCATCATCGCGACGCCCTTCATCCTGGTCGTCCCGAACTCGTGCCAAATCGCCTTCCGGCTTGCCATGCCGTACTTGTAGCCCAGGCCCGCGACCGCCGCGCCGTTCTTGTTGTTCCCGATCCAGCGAGCCTTCGTCGTGACGCTCTTCCGCAGCTCGCCGGTAGAACGCTTCTCGCCCTTCTTGCGACGGCCTCGCCGCGTGTTCACGGGCGGCGTGTTCGCTCGCAGCTTCTGGACGCCGCCGCTCTCCTTGATCGCTCGCCGCATCGACGCGAGGAGGTGCTTCTTCGCGATGTGAGCCGGGAGCGATTCGTAGGCCTTCGCGAGATCGCCGAACTCGCCGAGCAGCTTCGCCCAGTTGACGGAGATCATGCCGCGACCTCCTCGACCGACAACTCCATCGCCTCGCGGTGGCCCTGCTCGACGACGCCCGAGATGTAGAGCAGGCGATCCCCGCGCGAGAGCCAGCGGAGCCGCCAGTTCGCCTGCAGGCCCTCGTAGTAGCGGATGCGCACCGTGGCCGAGGTGCTGCCGCCGACCTGGCCGCGGCGGGCCTGCTCGACGTAGGACAGGGCCTCGTAGGACCCGAAGACCCGGCCGACCTCGTCCCACTCCTGGACCATCTCGCCGACGGCGTTCCGCGTCTCGGTCGGAGACTCGATCGCGAAGAACTCCCGGAGGATCCCTGACGGCAGGACGCCCATGTCACCAGGCCCCCGAGTGGCTGGCGGACGCGAGCAGGGCCTCGAAGGCCTGGGGCAGCTCGGCCGAGCCGTCCTCGGCGATGATGCCGCGGTTCTTGAACGTGTGCTCGACGAACATCAGGAGGGCGGCCTTCACGTTCGGCTCGATCTGGTCGCCGGGCTCGACGCCGGCCCAGTAGGTGACGACGACCTTCCCGGACATGCCGACGCCCAGCGTCACCGTCGCCGGCATCGCGTCGGCGTCGACCTCGAAGTCCTCCGCCTCCAGCTCCTCTCCGTCGACGGTCACCGTCAGGGCATACGTCGAGCCGGTCAGGAGCGGCGGATTCGGGATCGTCAGGATCCCGGTCGTCGGCACGCCGGGCCAGGTCGCCCGGTACTCGGTGGCGACCAGCGTCTGGCCGAGCCGCTTCTCGATGTAGCGGCGGCCGGCCGCGATCTTGTCGGCGATCAGCGAGTCGAACTCGTCGAAGGACTCGGTCATCCCGAGCTGGAGCTTCGCCTCGGCGAGCGTCACCGGCTCGGCCTCGGGCCAGGTCACGACGCGGACGGTGTTCGGCTTCATGATGAGCCGGCCTCCTCGATGGTGGTCGATGCGATCACGTTCGGCGACTCTTCGCGATAGGAGACCCACCCGGAAAACATGACGTAGGCGGTGTCGTCGTCGCCCGAGCCGTCGTCGAGGGTTCCGACCTCGAGGGCCCAGGTCCGCGACCCGTAGGCCGCGAAGTCTTCCGGGTCGACCGTGACCTGGACCGTCGCGATCCCGTCGCTCCCGGTCAGGTCGTAGGGCACCAGCTCGACGACCTCGCCTCGTGACGTGGCCGTCGCGTAGAGCGTGCCGATGGGCAGATCCTCGCCCTCGGCGAAGACGATGGTCACGTCCCGCGGGGCCGAGCCGGTCACGAGCGACATCGCCCGCGTCGAGGCCCCGCGGAGGCGGATCTTCTCAATGGGCATGGACGACCCTCGTCTCGACGGCCGGCACAGCGACGGCCCGTTCGGGCCGGGCGGCCGCTGCGTCGAGCATGGTTTGCGAATCGCGAACGCCGGCCCCAGTCTCGACCAGGTGGTCCGCCAGTCCAGGCGTCGCCCGGATCACGGTCCCGGCCCGGTAGCCGCGGTAGGCCTTGATCAGTCGGATCGAGTGCAGCTCGGCCACGGTGTCCTCCTAAAACGCAACAGCCCGGCGGAGGCATCCTTGCCCCCGCCGGGCGTTCTGCGTGGGGGCGAGATCAGGTTCAGCTACCAGCCTCGACCAGCTTCGCCACGAACGAGGCGTCGTGATTCGAGATGCCGACCCGCTGGAGGCCGCGGAACTTCACCGCGTCGTTCTCGAAGCCGGCGTGCTCGGACGCCGAGATCACCAGCCCGTTCGACTTCACCGCGACGGCGGTCGCCATCGAGAAGTCGCCGTACAGGCCGAGCGTCCCGGCCGGCAGGCCGAGGCACTTGTAGACCGGGGCACCCATCACGACCGGGAGGACCCGCTCGCCGATGGTCGTCGACTGCGAGACGACCGAGGACTTCATCAGGTGCTCCCAGCCGGCGGAGCTCACGACCCAGGCGGTGTTCATCGCCCGGCTGTCGATCTTGCCGACGAGGGAGGCGAGGTCCGCACCGTCGAAGTCGACGCCGGCCTCGACCTCGTTCGCGCCCGAGATCTCGTCGACCAGGCCGTCGATGTTCTTGTCGGCATCACCTTGGAGCCAGACGGTGTCGATCTTCTTCGCGATCGCGAGACCGAACCGGTTGGCCGCGAGCTGGGCCAGGTTCACGACCGCGGCCGCGTCCTGGATGAGCTCGTTCGAGAAGGACAGGATACGGCCCATCTTGTGGAGGGCGATCGTGACCTTCGAGGTCGTGGCCTCGTCCTCGGTCACGGTCTCGTGTTCGTCGAACCACTGGGCGTCAATCTCGCCGATCTTCGGGATCTCGAGCGTGTGGCTCGAAGTCGTGTAGACCTGGGCGAGCTGCACGCCGACGGACTGGTAGCCCAGCACGTCGATATAGCCCCGGAACAGCTCGGGGGAGACGAGCTCCGCGCCTTCGCCGTCGTAGGTCGGGCTGGTCTCGCCCATCGCCCGGGCCTCGGCAAAGTCACCGCGAGCGATCGCCCGCAGGAACCGGCCGGCCCGGACCGCATCCTCGGTCGAGCCGAAGCCGCGGAGCGACTTGCCCGGCATGACGTGGATCGCGGGGCCCTTCCGCTTCTCGGCCTTCTCGACCGTGGCCCGGCTGTCGCTGTCGCTCGTGGCCGTCACGGCCCGGAGACCGGCGAGCTTCTCGTCGAGGGCCCGCTCGGCGGTCGCGAGCTTGGTCACCTCGTCGGCCCGCGCCGAACGCTCGGCCATCCGCTCCTCGATCTGCTTCGCCTCGGCCTCGTCGGCAGGCGTCAGAGCGCGGAGATTCTCGATCTCGGTCGTGATGGTGGCGGCCTCGTCCTGGAGGCGCTGGAGCTTGGCGCTGGGCATGTGTTTCGCTTCCGTGCGTGAGTGGTGGTGATGAATCCACCCGCACGATATGAGCGACTGCCAGACCGGCGAAGTTGGCCGCGTTCTATCGTAGGACGTTTTTCTGCGCGGGGGCCGGGCACTTGCCGTCCAGGCATCCAACGGCCCCGCAGGGGCAGCGCGTCTTGTGGCCGTCGCCGTGAGTGATCCAGCCGGTCCCGTTGCAGTCCTGGCACTTGCCGGGGGCCGGCGGCTTCGGGCCCGGCGGCGGCGGGACGGGGGCGGTGTCGTGGGCCATGCTTGCCCGAGCGGCGGCGACGGCCGCGGCCGCGCGTGGATGCTCGAGGTCGATCTCGATGGGATCGGCCGAGAGCCAGACCAGGAAGGCGACGAACCAGCGCCAGAGCGTGATCACCATCCCCTCCCGTGGTCAAGCGTCTGATAGCCGTCCTCGCCGACGTGCGCCCGGACGTACTGGGCGGGCTCGGGCTCGGCCGGCGGACCTTCCGCGAGCAGGGCCACCCAGAGGAAGTTCTTCGCGATCT